CCGCCTCCTACATCGTTCAACCCGACACGCGCCACGCCGACGCATCACCGCGCTGCATTGAAGTGTACCCCGATTCGGTGGCGCAATACATCAATGTGAAGACTGTGGACGGCGACGAAATCTACACCGGCGACGAGGTGAGCTACTACGATATGAACAACGAGGAGACACGCCGCGGCATCGTACGATACGATGAAGAAACAGCGGCTTTCTACGTTGCCGGCGTCCTTCAAATCCCCGTGTACTTTGAGCCCCATTTCGAATACAAACTAATTTCAAAACAATGACAGCAACAGAATACGAACAACAAGCCCACCGCACCATTGCCGGCCACGCGGCAGAGAACATCGTCTATCTTAGTTTTGGTTTGATGGCTGAGGCGGGCGAAGTGGCGGACAAGATCGCAAAGGCCGTGCGCCGCGACGAAATCGAAATCGACAACAACGAGATTTTCTTTGTCCGCGGGAACTGTTTCCAATTCAGGGACAACATCGTGGACGAACTTGGCGACGTGCTTTGGTTCGTTGCAATGTTGGCGCGCCGCCTCGGCTTTAGTCTTGAAGAAGTGATGCGCCGCAATCTCGGCAAACTCGCCGACCGACAAAACCGCGGCGTGATTATCGGGGACGGCGATAAGCGATGAGCACGCAGTTACGACTCAGTTACATAGAAATCACACAGAGAAGCCCCGCGAATGCGGCAAAGTCATGTTCGCGGGGACTCTCACAGTTACATCCCGATTACATGAAACAATACATCGACCTACTCGACCACATCGTCAAGAACGGCGTGCACAAAGACGACCGAACGGGAACGGGAACGCGCTCCGTGTTCGGCTACCAAATGCGGTTCAATCTCGCAAACGGATTCCCATTGCTCACCACGAAGAAACTGCACTTCAAAAGTATTGTCTACGAGTTGCTGTGGTTCATTCGCGGAGACACGAACATCAACTATCTAAACGAGCACGGCGTGCACATTTGGGACGAGTGGGCGGACAAAAATGGCGACCTCGGCGAAATTTACGGCTATCAGTGGCGCAAGTGGCCGACCGCAAACAACGGACACATAGACCAACTCGACCGCGTTGTGCGCGAAATCAAGACGAACCCCGACAGCCGCCGACTCGTAGTGAGCGCGTGGAATGTCGAAGCGCTCGACCGTATGGCGCTCCCTCCGTGCCACCTCCTTTTTCAGTTCTACGTATCGGAAGGCCGTCTCTCGTTGCAACTCTACCAGCGAAGTGCCGACGTGTTCCTCGGCTTGCCTTTCAACATTGCCTCCTACGCGCTCCTCACGCACATGGTGGCGCAGATTTGCGACCTCGAAGTCGGCGATCTCGTCGTTTCTCTCGGCGACGCGCATCTCTACGTCGACCACATCGAGCAGGCGAACTTACAGCGCCACCGCACACCGCGTTTTCGCCCCACGTTGCGACTAAACCCCGAAGTGCGCGACCTCTATGCCTTTCGATTCGAGGATATCACACTCGAAGGCTACAATCCCCACCCACACATCAAGGCGAGAGTATCAGTTTAGCAAGCGTTTGCCCCTCATTTCGGGGGCAACGCTTTGCGCGTTTACACACCAAATTGACACTGAGTGTCACAGATGAAAGTTTTTTTGTACCTTTGTCGTAACACAACACAGAACTATGGAACTAACAGAAATGCCACTCTCGCAGTTGAGCGAGAATGTGTCTAATCCTCGTACAATTACAGACACGAAACTTGAAAGGCTCGTCGAGTCGATTCTTGTCTTTCCGCGAATGCTTTCTCTCCGCCCGATAGTCGTTGATGAGAACAACGTGATTTTGGGCGGCAATATGCGTTTCCGCGCGCTTTCTCGCATCTCTTCGATGAAGTTCCCGACGTTGAAGAAAACGTTGTCGGGGAGTGCAACGTTCACGAAGAAGACGGAATACGAGCGTGAGCAGTTGCTGGACTATTGGCGCGCGTGGTTACGTTCTCCCGTCGCTCCCGTGTCCACTGCCGCGTCTTTGTCTTCCGATGAACGTCGCGAGTTCATAATCAAGGACAACGTCGGTTTTGGTCAGTGGGACACGGACGCACTCTCGCAGGACTGGGACGACGTGGATCTTGAGGCGTGGGGACTGGACGAGATTTGGAAATGCGATCAAGACATCTCCCCGGATGATTGTACGGACGAGTTCTCGCTCCCAGATGGAGATAAAAGTAATGTGGAAACTATGAAGTTTATTTGCTCAAGCGAACAGATCTCATACATTCGAGAACAACTTAGATTTGCACCTACCGACAATATCGAAACCTTCGGGAACACCAACAAAAACGGCAATGCTATTTATTCAATTGTGAAGCAATGGGCAGATGTAAGGAAATCGTCATAAAAGTCATTCCCCCTAAAATTGCCATTGATTTCGTGAAGCGGCATCATTATTCGGGGAAAGTCGTAAATAATTCGCAGCTTCATTTTGGCGCATTCCTAGACGGGGAGCTTCATGGGGTCTTGCAATATGGTCCTTCAATGGACAAGCGGAAAGTGCTACGACTCGTTGAAGGGACAGAATGGAACGGGTTTATCGAGTTGAATCGTATGGCTTTTGATGATTATCTCCCACGTAATAGCGAAAGCTATTGCATCGGTAAGACATTACGTATGATACGGAAGCATGCACCGCATGTAAAGTGGGTAATTTCTTTCGCGGATGGATGTCAGTGCGGAGACGGGACAATTTATCGTGCAAGTAATTTCGTTCTTACGGGGATCACGAAGAATAAAACGATCATTGAATTTCCGTCCGGAGACAGAATGGCTGCATTGACGTTCGAAAAAGACCCCAACTCCTCTCTTATCCGCAGGCAATGCGAGTCCCTTGGCATTCCCGTCAAATACCGAACGCGTGGTGAATGGCTGAAACTTGGCGCAAAGTATGTAGAGGGCTTCCAATTGCGATATATCTATTTCCTTGATCCGAAAGCTCGGGCTAAATTGACGGTTCCTGAAATCCCATTTTCTGAAATAGATAATGTCGGAGCCGGCATGTACAAGGGCGAAAGGGTGCGACGTTCAACGCGACACGAGATAAAGAGTGAAGGACAAAAGTAAAACAAAGAGAAGCCTGGTTAAGCCCTTAGCAAATATTCTCATCACACGGTGTACGTTTGGAGTGGTATGTATTCCACCGTACTTGCGTTTTCTGAAGAAGACAGAACCTATATCGAGCTATCATCGTGTAACCCCGATTACTATAACACATTCCTTAAACTGACAGCAAACTATGAGCTTACCCCAAGACCGCCGAAGACGGCAACTTAAAACCGCACGGCTCGACATCATTGCAGAACTATACAAACGAGGATACAGCCTGCGAAAAATAACAGAAGAGGTGAAACGACGACTCAACATTCCGAAGCTCGCCGTATCGACTACATACAACGACGTGCAGACGCTGCTCAAAGAGTGGAGAGAAAGCCGTATCGAAAACATCGACCAAGCACTGCAACTCGAACTCGAACGCATCGACGACACCACAGCCGAACTCTGGGAACAGTGGGACAAGTCGAAAGAAGAAGCACAAAAGACCACCACCACACGAAGCGGACGAATCAAAGGGAAAGGGAACGCAGGCATCGAAACCGACGCCGTTTCAGAAAGCCGAACCAACGTCGGAGGACTCGGAAACCCTGCCTACATCGCCGAAATTCGACAGCAACTCATCGAACGACGAAAACTCCTCGGCTTGTACGCCCCCGAAGCACGACAAGTCAAAGGCGAAGTCACCGTGCACCGTCCGCCCTGCGAGATGAGCACCGAGGAACTCGAAGCCGAAATCGCCGCACTCAAACTCGAGCGATAAAATGAATGAAGAAAGACTACACGAACTCGAGCGCGAAGTCCTGCGGCGAAAGGCTGTGCAGTCTTTTCCCCATTTCCTCGACTACACCGACCCGAACTACTCGCGACAATGGTTTCATACGCTCATTGCCGAGAAATGTCAAGATCTCCTGCTCGGAAGACTCCCGACCGGCCGCCTTATGGTGTTTGTCGGCCCTCAGCACGGAAAATCGGAGATCGTATCGCGCAAGTTCCCGGCGTGGGCTTTGGGCTACAATCCGAAGCTGAAAATCGTGGGCACGTCTTATGCGGCGAATCTTGCACAAGGCTTTTCGCGTTCGATACAGCGCACGATCGACAGCCCCGAATACAAGGAGGTGTTCCCCTGCACGTTTCTCAATTCGCAAAACGTGTCGACCGACGCAAGACGCGGCTATCTGCGCAAAATCGACATCTTCGAGACCGTCGGACACGGGGGCTTTTATCGCGCCGTCGGTGTGGGCGGCGGTTTGACGGGTACGCCCGCCGATCTCGGCATCATCGACGACCCCGTGAAAGACGCGATCGA